GAGTCGTACTCCGGCAGAATCCGCAGCCCTGGCAGCCGATGGGTGATGTAGTTGCGCCGGGCCTGGCGCCAGAGGCCCACCGTCAGGGCATGCCGGTAGGAGCAACAGAACTCCCGCAGGTCGAGCGGCTCGAATGGCCCAGCCTCGCCGGTGCCTTCAGCCCTCACCTCGATCACGCGGTCGTAAGCGGGCTGGTTGGCCGGCTGCGCCCGATAGGTGACGATCAGGGTTGTTGCCTGGCGTTCCGAAGCGCCGATCCACCGAGGAGTAAACGACCCTGGCACGATGTGGCTCTCGTTCAGCGTCAGCAGTGGCGTGATCGGGTCGGCATCGAGTCGGTAGGTGGTGGGATTGACCGGATGGGCGGGCACCAGGCCCAGCCGGCCGCCTCTGTCCTGCACCTCCAGTAGGAACAGCGGCGCGACGCGGTTCAGAAAATCCCGCAGGTTGACAGCGGCCCTGATCTCACCGTTAAACCTCAGCCCCATGGCACGGTTGAACCGGGCCGCCAGGGTGAGGGAGTCGGTGTCGATCTGATCGGTGGTGACCCGATCGGTCGCCAGCATCAGATAGCGGGCTAGGTCTGGTAGCCATGGGCTGGGGCCAGTGCCGCTATCGATCAGCCGGGGGGCTTCAGCTCCGCCGCGCAGGAACACCCACGCCTGCTGCCGCCAGTCAGTGGAGCCACTGGGATAGGAGCAGCTGAATGATGCTGTGCTCAGTCCGTAGTAGCTGCCGCCGCCAGTTCCGCAGTAGTTGGCAATTTGCGGCAGAGGCAAGGGTATGTAATTGGTTTCGGTGATCTGCAGTACATAGTTAGATGCTGGCTGATAAAATGCTTCGCCGCCAAAAATAGTCAGAAACCAATCTATGCCAGCTTCTTGCAGGGTGACAGAAACCCTGTTCTCCGCTGTAGATGGATTGGCTGTGTAATTGTAGCCAGGCATGTATCTGCCTGATTTAGTATGAAAGTACATCGTAGTCATGCGATTTCTATTTAGTCCGCTGAATGGCTGTATAGATTGACTCTTAACTGGCAACACATTGTATTCAGTTACAAAGTTACCCCGACTCGTTAGCGTAATCGAAGCGCGAATCTGCTGGTTAAACTCTTCAATCGTAAACTCTCTGTTCGCGGCAGTATTCCATCCTGTCCACGGCTGACCGCTGACCGCAGTCTGGTAGGTCATAGTCTCGACCCGGTAGCGCTGCTGCAGCGCATTGCCTGGCGACCAGCTACCGGCCCTGCTGCCGTAGGCCTGCTGCATGGCGCCGCGCTGCTGCGCGCCTTGCCAGAACTCGCCGGCTTGAATCGTGCTCACCTGCCCCTGGGATAGAACCAGGTGGAAATAGGCGGTGAGGTTGTTGGCGTCGTCGTTCTCGAACCTCAGCTCAGTAGCGATCGGGGCCACCCAGACGCCGGGATAGGCGCCGCCAGCTGGGCCATGGTCTGATCGCTCGTCAGGCTGGCCGATTGATTAGTGAGCAGCGACCGGAGGAACTGCTCCCGCGCCCCGCTGGTGAGCGCTGCTACAGCAGGCTGGGGAACCGTCATAGCCGGGGAGAGTAGCCCGTCAGGCGCGGGGAGAACACACGCGGCGGCACCTGGGCTCCCACGGGCATGATCGCCGCCCCCAGGGAGATGGTGATGGTCTCATGCCCCTCGGCTCCGATGATCTGCCCCACAAACCGGCTCACCTCGATCTCACTGCCTGGCGGAGCGGTTGCGGTCGGGGCCTGATCCAGCTCCAGCAGCCGCACCTCTGCGAGCCACTGGGGCGGGGCCAAGGCGTCCTCGATCACCGCAGCGACATCGGTGACGCCTGGCAGGCTCAGCCGCATGGTGGCCTGATCGGCGCCGCTGGCCACGTTGAACCCCTCCGCATCGAACGGCAGGTAAGCCCACCCGCCAGACAGGGTGATGCCTGGGTAGAAGTTTTGCCAGCGCTTGTGGGTTGTGCTGCCCTCGTACAGGCGCAGGGTCAGCCGTCTGGCGTAGCTCATCCCACCCCCAGCGCCGCACGGGTCGAGGGCTGGGCGAGCTCGCTGCGGAGCTGGTCCACCGCCTGGCGCACCATGGCGGCGGCATCATCGAGGCTGACCCACCGCGAGCTGTCGGCCTGCTGCATCACCGGGCCGGTCTGGATGTTCACCACAGGCCGGCCGCCGCCAGGGGCTGAGCCATTCAGGACGGCAACACCACGAGCCCCGCCCAGATAGGCGGCAGAGGCGGAGGCCATCCTGCTAGAGGGAATCACGTACTCCGGCTGGCCACCCTCGCCAACCTGGGCGATCGTCGGGCCGGTGACGTAGGCGCCGGTCGCAAAGCGGGGGATGTTGACTAGCGGCACCTGAGGCAGGCTAACCCGCGTCGTTGACGAAATAGCGCGAATAACGCTGTTGATGCCGCTAATCCAATCGTTGATAGTTTTGTTTATTCCAGCAAATACAGAATTAATTGCGTTGCGAATGCCTTGTAACATGCCGTTCCAGATGCCCTGCACTGCGCTAGCGGCAGACGTGAAAGCCGACCGTAGCTGGCTGCCGATCATGTCGCCGATGCCTTTGAACTGCCCCAGCGCAAGAGCCGCCATTGACATAAGCGCTCCACCCCAGTCACCACGCAACGCCTTTAGAAATATACCAAATGGCGTATTTACAACGCTGTCGAATGACTGGATGATCTGATTAAAAATATCACGCGAGAAGTTGATTATAGCTTCAAAAGCGTTGATCCACATATCACCTAGGCCCGCTATTGCGTCGCCAATCTGATCCCTGAAGACGTAGGCCGCGACACCTGCGGCCACCAATGCGGCAATGATTCCGACCGGGCCAGTCACGATGGCCACCAGTGCAGCCAGGCCGCCAGACACAACACCGCCGCCAGTGAGCAGAGCAATGCCACCCTGTAGCAGGGCAAAAACCTTGGCGGTGTTGATGATGATGCCCATCAGGGGCCCCCAGGCGATCGCGATCGCAGCGCCGTAGCCAATGACCGCCTGCATACCGGGATCCAGTCGGTTGAACGCATCGATCATGCCTATCAGGTTGTTGGTGACCACCTCCAGTGACGGCATGAGAGCCACCGCAAGCTTGCCGCCCAGGCCGCCTACACGCATCTGGAGCGTCTCCATCGCGTCGCTGAGCTCATCGCTGGCGCGGGCCTGCGCCGTGCTCATCCCCGTGAGCCTGCTGATTGCCTCCCCGCCCTGGTTGAGCATCGGGATCAGCTGGGCACCGCCGCGGCCGAACAGCTGCTGCGCCAGGGCTGCCTTGTCCACGCCATCGGCCATGGTCTGGAACCTGTTCGCCACGTCGATCAGCACATCGCCGCTGCTCCGCAGCTGCCCCCTTGAATCGCGCACGGCAATCCCCAGCTCTCGGTAGGCGTTCGCTGCCCTGCTGGTATTGAGGCCCTCCATATCCTCTCCGCCGGCTGGGCCGCCCTTCAACGCCTCGATCCTGGCCAGGGCCTGCGCTTTCAACCCCTCGATGGTGGCGTCGGTTTCTGCCCTGATGCCAGATTTGCGCTGGTCAACAGAGGCCCGGATCTCCTGCTCCTCCTGGCTCCGCCGGTCGTCGATCGCGTCCTGCTGCTGCTGGCGCTGATCCCTGAGTGACCGCTGCAGCTCTCGCGACCGCAGCGCATAGGCGTCGCGAATCTGCCCGGTCGCCCGCTCCTCCTGATCCCGCAAGCCGTCCAACAGGTTCTGCCGCGCCTCATCCGCCAGCGTCCGGTCTGCCGTGATCGCCCGCCGCTGGGCATCAAACCGGCGTTGCGCCGCCCGTGTCTCGGCGTTCTCCTGTGCCTGAAGCTGGCGCTCCTGTTCACCCTGCAGGTCGTCGGCTCGATCGCTCAGCAGCTGCTCCTCACGTCGGTAACGGCGCCCTAGAGCCCTAAGCCGGGCCTCGCTCTCGCGGTCCAACACCGCCAGCCTGGCGTCAGCTTGTGCCTTGACCAGCTGCGTCTGAGCTCGCTCCCCGCGCTGGACCACGTCCACCGCCCGCCGCATCTCGTCGTCCTGGCGATCGGCAAGCGCCCTTGTCCCATCACTGGCGGCCACCATGCTGCGGCTCATCCGCTGCAGCGCCATGGCGACCGTTTCAATGTCGGTGCCGCCGAGGCGGGCCGCCTTACTGAGCTGGCTCAGCCGCTCAACGCTGACTCCCGTCCGCTGGCTCAGATCCCACAGCCGGTCGCCAGTCTCAATAGACCGTTGCGCCAGGGCCACCAGGCCCGCCCCGCTGAGCAGCGGCACCAGTGACCGCATTGAGCCCGCCAGGCCGCCGGCTGAGCTGGCGATCCCTTCCAGCGCCCGCGTGGTGTTGGCGCCAGAGCGCTGCAGGTT